GCCCTGGGGATCGAAGAGAACCAGCGGCGCAAGCGGCGCATGATCGCCGGCGCGGTGAGGTGTGCCTGCGAGAAGGGCGACCCGGCTCCGACCGTGGCGCTGGGGATCATTGCCGCGGTGCGAGAGCAGGATGAGCTGCACTTGCGAGGGGAGGTGAAGTTCAAGTTTGGGCTGCAAAAGTTTCTGGGGGAGGGCATCTGGCGTGATCACAACCGCTGGGCTTGGGACCCGGCAGAGATGCGCAGACAGGGGAATGCGAGCGTGGGGAGCGTGCGATGAAAGAAGCAGCGGTCAGCAACCAGCAATCAGCCGTCAGCGAAAATCCGGGCAGCATAGATTTCGTGCGGATCTACGGGGCAAGTTACAGGGAGGTTCGGTTGATCGGCTTGGAGCGGCTGAATGCGATGAGCGACGATGCGCGGCGGGTGCTGCTATGCGCGGGAACTCACGCCCCCAGCACGGCGGCGATCAAGGCGGCAATAAAGCGGATCTCCGCTGAAGAGCGGATGGAGCGCAAGGTGAAAAGAATTTGCCGCAAGGCGCGGTGGAGCGAGCCGACACAAAAAGCAGCTCCTTCGACTGCGCTGCGCGAGGAGAAAAAGCCGGTAGTTAGCGCAGCGCCAGTGGTTGAAGTGAGGCTGGCCGGCAGATTCAGAGCGGCGTTGCCCTGTTTGGAACATGGGCGCAGCGTGGAACGGATGATGGAACTGGCGAGGATATCGGCATGAGCGCATTGGGCAAGTTGATCGGCGTGGAGTGCGCGAAGTGCCGGCGCAAGGGGCATCACTGCCAGGCACAGATGGTGCAAGAGCAGCTTTCAGATGTCAGTGGTCAGTGGTCAGAAGAGCCCGTTTGTATGCGGTGTGCGGATGGGGAGCCTTGCTGCTATGAGACGGCCGCAAAGCTGGCTACGCCGGAGCGCATGAGGGAGGAAACGGATCCGTGCGCTGTGCCACCGGTGACGGATGAGGATCGAGAGCTGCTGGCGAGAATTGAAGCTGCGGAGCGGAAGGCTTCGATCGATAAATTGCCGCTGCGCGCCGCGATTTACGGGGATTTAGGCAAGATGACCAAAGTCCAGGTGGCGGAAAAGTATCACCTGTCGATTTCGCAAGTGAAAGGCTACTACAGCCACCGCTTGCAGATGGCCGAATACAGCAAAGCGAAAGCCTCGGCACCGGTGGAGCAGTGGATCGGCGGAGAGATGGTGGTGATGGCGCCGATGGCCTCGATGGGCGCTGAAATATTGGAGAAGAAAGAATCGGAAGCCAGCTTGTGGGCAACGCAACTTGGATTAGGGGCTTCTGGTCAGGAATCAGGCAAACCGGAGAAGCGCTGGACGATGCCGAAGGTGCTGGAGGCCGTGGCAGGCTACTACGGCGTGAACAAGAGCGAAATGATGCACCAGAAGGGTAAACAGGGGCGTCTGCATGTAGCGCGCAACGTAGCGATCTATTTTGCCAGGGAGTTGGCGCATGCAAGTTTTCCATGCCTGGCGACGGAATTTGGAATGCATCACACCACCTGCATGCACGCCTGTAATCTTGTGTCTGGATGGTTTGCTAGGGGTGGGGAGCGAGCGAGGGAGCTGGATAAGCTCTATGAATTGCTGATCTGAAAAGATTCACAACTTTCCACAGTGCAATTGTGCTCTATAGTTAATCACGGAACGGAAAACAGCTTTCAAGGGTTCCGGACCCGGGATCGGCGATAGACCGATCGTCTCCACGTTAGCGGGTAGTTTCAAAGGTAACTCGAAATCCGATTAAACTGTTCGATCCACAATCCCGCAGAGGTCTAAAAGCTTCTGGCTGAATCGAGCGGCTGCTCCACGCTAAAACCGGCGCCCACGGAAAATGGGCAAGCTGAATCATAGTCAACGCCGCGCCGCTCATGGCGCGCGCTGCATTAACCTCTATCCTGCTAATACAACGCTGGGCTGGCGACCGATTCGACAGGTCACGGCTGCCGACGCTGCGAAGAATTACGCGCTGGGCAAGTGGGGTGAGGTTCACGACGAGCACGGCAACTTCTGGGGCTATCAAGTTCTTGCCAGCCCCAAGACGGACCAGGAACTATCCAGCGAACAAAGTTCAACTTCCCTCACCGCTCGGGAATGTGACTTGATCGCCGGCCAGTGCTTTCCAAAGGGAAAATCACATACGTTGGGACTTTCGGAAGCTAAAAAGCTGAACCGGCATCCGAAAGATGATCCCGATAAATTTCTTGCTCCAGAGGATGCGGTTGAGTTAGCGGTGGCCAAAGAGCAGGAATTTAAAAAGCTGCGCTTGGTGCAGCCGGTCACTCTCGCTGAAAAGCTGCCGAAAACGCCAGGTAACTGGGATGCTTTTCCTGAGTTGGCGCATGATCTCAAAGTGTAAGTGAGGGGCGACCGATGCAAATGATCCCCTTGGGGCAGTGGCCGTTTCTTATCGGAGTTTTAATATTCGTCTCTGCCGGACTGACTGCTATCTGGAGGATCGGCGTGATCGTCAAGCGCATTTCCGATCCGCTGCGGGAGATCTTCGCCGAACACAATGTGCTGTGGGAAGACTACAACATTCGGACGGGTGGAGGTTATCGCCGTCTGACGGGGCGCGGCAGACCGCCTGATCCAGAAGAATTCTACCGCGCTCATCCGATCGAAAGAGAGCTCTGATGGCCTATAAATACGCGCAGAAATCCGGGGAATTGACCAATCTATCGGGAAATCTGATTGGAACTGGCTACTCCGGCAATGGCGAAGGGTTGAACAATCCGGCGTTGCAGGACGATCCAGGTGTTGGACCGATTCCGCAAGGCGATTGGGCGATTGGCGACTTCTTCGACGATCTCGGCGGCAAGGGTCCGATTGTGGCCCATCTTAAGCCAATGCCGGGAACTGAAACCTTCGGGCGAAGCGGATTTATGATTCACGGCGATAATGCGGCGATGGATCACACGGCCAGTCACGGCTGCTTAGTTCTGCCGCATCCGTTGCGGGCTCAAATCGCTGCTAGCGCTGAGCGGCAACTGACGGTAACTGCGTAAGGAGTTAGTCATGGCGACTGAAAGCACAAATCCTCTATCGGCTTTGCCCGCGTGGATTTGGTTGGCTCTGGTGTCGATCGTACTGGCGCTGCTGAGCTTTGGGGGTTGGGAGTGGCACCAGGAGCGCGAGGCGCGGATTAAAGCAGAGAGCGCTGCGGCTGCGCAGCAAGCGAATATCAATGCGGCCCGGACCGATGCGGCGCTAACGGCAACCCAACTCAAGCAAGCGCTGGATATTTTAAAGGCTGAAAAAGCGAGACCGGCGACGCCGCAGCAAATTGTGATTGATGCGAGCCATCTGATTCCGAATCTGCCGCAGCCGTTGACTATTGAAAACACTCCTCCAAAGCCTGGAACAACGGAGTTGCCAAATACTCCGGTTCCGCAGCAGGTGGTGATTCCAGCAGCTGACTTTAAAGTGATTCAGGATGCGATGATTGGTTGCCAGGAGAATGCGGCCAAGCTCACAGCATGCAATGCGACGGCGGTCGATTCGGCCACTGAGTTGAAGGCTGTGACCGCGCAGCGCGACGATTATAAAACAGCGCTGAAAGGGGGAACCTTTTGGCGGCGTGTACGGCATGATGCGCTGCTGATTGGAATCTCTGGCGGCGTGGGTTATGCGGCCGGCAGGATTCAGAAATAATGTGGTTACGACTCAAACAAATCGGCGCCTGGCTTAAGTCAATCCCCAGCGAACCCAACGGGACGGGAAGCTCTTCCCGGGTATGCATGTTGCTGCTGACTGGCACGATTTGTTATTTGCTCTATTCGTATTATTGCTACCACGGTACCCTGCCAGATCACGACACGCTGTTCGGCCTTGCAGCAATGCTCGGCGCCGTTGTTGGCGGATACGGCATCAACAAGTTTACAGACAAGGGTTGTGACAAGGACAAAGATGGGCAGTAGGTGTGCCCATGGAAAGGGAGATTAAGTATGCAACTCATTTGGGGTTTTGGCGGAGCAATCGTGGGCTTGACGCTGGGTTTGCTGTTTGGCACAGGCATCAAGTCTGAGATCAGTGCACTGCGCACTGACTTAACAACGCATGTCGCGAGCATTGTGACTGCGATCAAATCAAAGATATAAATGCCGTTTGCAGCCAAGGTTCAATGTAGAGGCTGCAAACGGCCTTGTGTTGGCGGATGGTGCCAGGCATGCAGGGATGCAGGTAGGGCGAAGGATCAGCGAGGGGGCTCTACCGAGCGTGGATATGATCATCGATGGCAGCGCGCTTCAGATGCTTGGTTGAAGCAGCACCCGCAGGCGATCGATTGGTTCGGCGTGCATGGGGATGTGGTGTATGGAGCTGAGGTTACTGATCACATCGTGCCATGGAAGGGAGATCAGCAGCTCAAGTGGGACTCAACCAACTGGCAGGGACTGACGAAGCGAGATCATGACAGGAAGACTGCTCTTGAGAACAGCGGGCCTGGGCACTGGGAGAATAAGGGAACTGCTGAGAAACTGATGATGCGCTGGGTACGGGTGGGGTAGGGGGGTCAAATACCTTGAAGGTTTGCCCACTAGACCGTTTGAAAGCCTCATTTAGACATCCACAAAATGAAACTTTTCCCCAAAATCGGCGATAAAACTCACTGTTTCCCTATCTCCATCTACGACGCTCGTTGATGGCCTAATAAACCTCTTGGAGGGCTTTGAAGAGCCTTATTCAACTCGCGAAGGTATCCGAATGGGTAGACCTCCCAAACCGACAGAGCTTTTGCTGCTCACCGGAGCAGGCAGGAAGAATCCTGCGCGTCTCAAGGCCCGCGCCAACGAACCGACGCCACCCAGCTCTAAAGTGGGTCCTCCGCCAGCCGAATGGATGATCTTCCATCCGGACATTGGCTACCAGCGCGCGGAGAAACTCCGTGCTCTTTGGGACGAACGCGCGAAGGTATGGCCCTGGCTCACGGTCTCCGATCGGGATGGCTTGGCCGATTACTGTGAGCTGATGCTCGAAAAGAAATCGCGCCGGCTGAACGGCGCTGAATTGTCGTTTCTTCGCGGTACGCGCAGCGATCTGGGAGGAACTGGAGTTGGCCGGGTTCGCCTCGGGCAGCGCGGCGTATCGGCGGCGCCGGTTTCTCCCAAGGGCGTTGATTCGCGCGCCGCTTTTCTGGCGCGCAAGTTTGGATAACCTGACCGATGTCCAGCCGCCGCTCCGTTGCCGAGAAGTACATCGCCGACGTGCTCGCCGGCCGTGTTCTCACTTCGAAGCTTGTTCGGCTGCAAATCGAGCGTCACGTCCGCGATCTCAAGGATGGTAAGGCTCGCGGCCTCCACTTCAACCGCAAGGCCGCCCAGCATGTCATCGACTACTTTCCGCTCTTCTGTTGCGGCGTTGACGGCGACTATTTCGAAGTTCCCATCATCCTTGTTCCGGCGTGGCAGGCGCTGTTGTGGATCCTCTACGGTTGGAAGCGCAAGGATGCTAAAGGTAAGTTCATTCGCCGTTTCAAAGTTGCCTACAGCGAGATGGGCGCCGGCAATCTGAAGTCTCTAGTTCTTTCCTGCCTTTGCCTTTATGAGTTGCATGCTTTCGGCGAGCCAGGCGCACAGGTCTACGCGGCTGCTACCGATCGCAAGACGGCAAGGCGCATTTTTGATACAGTCTCCACGATGGCCCAGGTTTCGGAATATCTCCGAGAGCGACTGCTCATCGGGAAGGAGAACATCTGCGATCCCATCACGCGCAGCAAGTTTGAGCCCTGCGCGGCCGAGGATCAGAACCTTCAAGGTCTGCGGCCCTCTTTTGTTTGCATTGATGAGTTGCACGCTCACGCGAGCGAAGGCGTATGGAACGCTTTCTACACGCGCCTGGGCAAATGCCGCCAGCCGCTCATGTTCGCCATTACCAACAGCGGATTTGACCGCAATTCAGTCTGCTACAAGCAGCACGAGTACTCGGTAAAAGTTCTTCAGGGCATCGTTCCTGACGACAGTTGGTTCGCCTGGATCTGCGGTGTCGATGATGAAGGCCGGGGCGACTTTAACTGGGAAGACGAAACGAGATGGCCGTGGGCTAATCCTTGTTGGGGAACGGCTGTCAAGCTCACTGAGATGCGAGAGCAGGCCCTCAAAGCTAAAGAGGACCCCAGCTCCCTTAACGCATTTCTACGCTTCAGACTTTGTATCTGGACCACGCAATTTTCCCACTGGATGCGCATGGATCTGTGGGATCTCTGCAATTTCACCATCGCGCGTGAGCAGCTCCGCGAACGCCGATGTTATGGTGCTCTCGACCTTTCCACGACTACGGATATCGCCGCTTTCGTGCTTTTGTTTGAACCGACCAGTGAGGATCCGCACTGGCATGTACTGCCGTCCTTTTTTCTGCCGAAAGATAACATCGCCTTTCGCTGCCGACGCGATCGCGTACCTTACGATGTTTGGGCCAAGCAGGGACTCTTTGAACTGACGGAAGGCAACATCATCGACTACCGCTTCATCCGGGCCAAGATCAACGAGCTCGGCCAGGAGTTCAATATCGCCCAGATCGGCTTTGACCGTTGGAACTCCACCGAGATCGTCACCCAACTCGGCGAGGAGGACGGTTTTGAGATGGTCAAAATCGGCCAGGGTATGGCAAGCATGTTTGCGCCCACCAAGCGCATCGTCGAGTTGGTTTCAACTCAAGAGCTGGCGCACGGCGGCAATTCTATCCTGCGCTGGATGGCGTCGAACGTGATCGTGCAGCAGGATCCAGCCGGCAACACCAAGCCAGATAAAGGCAAGAGCCGAGAAAAAATTGATGGCATCGTCGCCCTCTGTATGGCGCTTTCCTGCGCTATGGCTACCAGCGGCGCAACCTTTGAACCGTTCGTTATGTGAGTGATCAATGTCCATTCGACAGGCATTTTCGAAGTTCGTTGACGAGGCCCGCGAGCCGGATATCACCTCGCTGGAACTTCGCAGCAGCTCGCTCAATAACCCCAGCGTTCCCCTTTCCGCGGCCGGCTTCCTCGCCTGGGCCACTGGCGGCGAGCCCACGGCCTCTGGCGAACAGGTCACCGTCAATACCGCGTTGCAGCTCTCCACTGTCTACGCCTGTGTGCGTGTCCTGGCAGAGGCGGTTGCCTCCCTTCCATGTTATGTCCTGGAAGTACAAGAGAACGGCCGCAAAAGAGCCATCGATCACCCTCTCGCCTATCTTCTCCGCTGGGAACCCAACTCGGAGATGACAGCCTTCACCTTATTCGAAGCATTGATCGGCTCACTCTGTCTTACCGGTAACGGCTACATTGAGATCCAGCGCGACAAGGGCGGCCGCCCGGTTGCACTCTGGCCGCTCCATCCGCAGCTCACTGAGCCAAAGCGCTCACAAAACGGCGACCTGATCTACGACACTACTGATGGCATGTTCGACGGTAA